GGCGGCAACATCAACAAGCTCAACAAGCTGGCTCGCCACAGCAAGGGCAACACCAAGGAACTCTCGCTCGCCGAGCTGAAACGCCTTTACCAGATGATGCAGCCACTGAGCATCGAGGAGCGTGAAATCTCCTTCTCGCTGAAGGAAGACCGTGCCGATGTCATCATCCCTGCCGCCGAGATTTTCCTCAAGGCGTGCGAGTACCTGAAGTGCGAGAGCATCATGGTGCCCAACATCTCGCTCGCCGACTCCATCGTGGATGGTCTCTACGAGAAGCTCATGGCGAAAGCCGATGCCCAAATTGAAAACGAAAAATAAAGCCACGTCGCTAACAAAATCAGACAGAGAATTTTCTCCCTATCCCAAAAATTCTGATAGGGAAATTTCTCCAATCCAAATAAAAATGCTACTTTTGCACCGGAAATGCAGTTAAGCACATGATTTTGACCATTATACGTGTCTCTTGACATAAAATGGTCGGCGAAAAATCGGCGATGATTGACTGCATTTCTCAAAGTGCAATCGTCAGCGCAAAGTTTGACGAAGAGTGAATTAGTATAATTATTAACGAGGGCATTTCACTAAGAATTTAGAGAAATGACCAAAAAAAATTTGTCTTCTCGCGAAGGGCAGACCGATGTCCAAAGTATTATCGGATGGAAGCCTCCTGTGTTTCACCAGGCTTCGGAGTGTTATGTATCAGTAAGTGCGTACGACCCTTGTATGGGGAAAATGCGCTTCAAGAAGATTATGCTCGGACACATCAAGGGCAAGAGACAACAAAGACTCTATGGCCAAGAGCTGATAAAAAGACTGACACAGAAGCTCCTTGAGGGGTGGAACCCTTGGATTGAACAGACGCAACCAGAAGAATATGCCTTGTTTTCCGAGGTGTGCGACAAGTATGAGGACTATTTATCGAAACTGACGAAGGAAGGAGGTATTAAACCTGGTACTGTTGGGAACTACAAGGCAAAACTAGTGTTTCTAAAAAAGTGGATTAAAGAGAAAGATGTAAAGGTTACTTACATCTATCAATTCAACAAAAATATTATAGGAGAATTCTTGGATTATATTTTTGTTGAGAGAAACAACTCCTTGAGAACTAGAAATAATTACATTGGCTGGCTAAAATCATTCTCCAACTATCTTTTGGAGCGTGGTTATGTAACCTCTAACCCGACAGCCGGAATCGGGACTACCGCCAAGCTGGGAGAAAAAAATCGTAAAATAATCCCGGACAAAGTGCTAGTCAAGATAAAGGAGTACCTCCTAAAGGAAAACAAGCATTTCTTGCTTGCCTGCTACATGCTCCATTACCTTTTCATCCGACCACATGAAATGGCTTTTCTGAAAATTAAGGATTTGTCAGAAAGCAAGCGTACCCTCATATTGCATGGCGAACATACCAAAAATGGCCATGACGCAGTCTTGACCATTCCTAACCACGTGATGGACCTATTGAAGGAATTGAATACATTTTCCTTTCCACCGGATTATTATCTATTCAGCGACAAATTTCTCCCAGGGCTTAATAAAGTTCCTCGCCAAAAATTCGCACAATATTGGAAAGAGAAGCTAAAAGTTGCTTTAAAGTTGGACAAGACATACAAGTTCTATAGTCTGAAGGATACGGGTATTACAAATATGATCAAGGCGAACACGGATCTCCTCACGGTGAGAGATCAAGCACGTCACTCGTCTGTCAAGGTAACCAATATCTATACACCGCAAGAAAACTTAAAGGCAAACAGTACCCTCATTGGATATGAAGGCGTGTTCTGATTCAATGGCTGCATAAGTTCTAATAATAATACGAGGTTATAATGGTGATTAAAACCGTTATAACCTCGTATTATTATTTCCGACCACCCCTCCTTCCGCCTCTTCTCCTTCCATCCGAGATTTCCTCCGCCTCCTCGGCGGTGAGCCTCAGGCAGCTGTCATCGGCATCGGCGAGATAATATCCGCCGTCATCGCCGTGCGTGAAGATGCAGCCCTCTATCGGGAAGCACACGTTGCCGTGCTGCTCGCTCAGTCGGCACTCATTAAGGAATCCTATCAAGTTCTGGCTTCCGTGCCACGTCACCATCGGCCGTCCGCCAATCTCCAGCTGGGTCATGCACATCTGGCTGCCATGCACGCACGATGGGCGCACGTCGAAGTCCGTTATGTTGACCACTATCCTGCGGTCGATGAGTTCAGAGACAGGTATGTAGCTGCCCCTGAAACCACCCTTCCACTTGATGCCAAGGCTGCTCACCTTAGGCATTCTCCACCTCGCTTTCCGTCTCGCTGGAAGAAGGTGCTTCTTCACCAGAGGCCTCGCTTCCCAAGATGGTGGCAACCTGCTTCTCTGGATAGCCTTCCTCCAGCAGGCACTCACGCCACTCCTCGTCGCTAGGCTCGTGGTCGCAGCTGGCAGACACGAAGGATGCCGCCAGCTCCACCACCTCGGCTCTCATCACGTCGCCGCTCACGGAGTCGGTGTCATACTCGGTGTGTCGCTCCTCGTGCTCGTTCCAGTATCGGCGGTACTCGTCCACCCCAGGGTTTGGCAACGGGAGTCTCTCGTTCTTCACTCCTTCCACGTGAGGAGCATCTACTGATTCTGCTAAAAATTTCATCATAATCTTTCCTTAATTTTAGATTCAACATATATGCGTCGCCGTGCTTTAATATGCCATCATAGCTGGCGACCACACTCATTTCACTATGTATGCGAAGAGGATGTCTCTTCATCGCTCTAAGACGCTTCTTGTAACGCTTCACGGTGGAAGTCCTTACCTTGTTGCTCTCGCCGTTGACAGCGTAGCCGCAGAAGTCGATGCGTCTAGCCAATATGGGAAACAAAGCTACCTTGCCGTACGTAAGCCCCAGCTCGCCGGCTTTCCGCTTCAACTCGGCGATGATTCTCGGGGCATCCGCCTTCTTGCAGAGCATCACGGTGTCGTCCACGTTCCTCGACATGCAGCCCACCTTCAGCTCGCCCAGGACAAACCTGTCCATGTCGGTGAGATAGAAGTTTCCGTTGTCCTGGCTTATCACCGCGCCGATGCTGATGCCAGCGTCTTGCCCAGGCTGGTAAGCGTCGATGCAAGCCTCCATCAGGCGGATGGCCCGCTCGCCCTTATACTTATGTCTGAGCTTCTCCTTGAGCACACGCTTGAGGATGGAGGGATAGAAGTGGCGAAAGTCCGTCTTGATGCAGTAGTCCAGCTCGGGGTGTCGGTATAGGTCTCGGCGCACCTGCTTGTTCGCCTTCAGCGTCCCGCGTCCCTTGATGGCACCGAACGTGCGGTTTACGAACAGACGCCTAAGACCAAACGCCGTGACCAGCGACTGGTACACGATGCGGGTCTCCACGTTCACCACGTGTATCTCCCTCCACTTGCCTTCTGTAAAGAGCATGAAGGTCTTGCCCTTGTCGGGCTTCCAAGTCCCCTCCTTTAGCTTGGCCTCCAGCTTACGCAGGTTCTCTTCGAGATTCTGGGCGTAAGCTATCACGTCCTTCCGCTTGTCCTTGCCGTCGCCTGTGCTCACCTTCTTCCAAGCGTTGAAGAGAGGGCAGAAGCTAACTATGTCCTCATAGCGTATGATAGTTCTCTTCATATCTTTGCATTACACATTTATTGCTTGTTTCGTTAACTCCTTTATTTCTCGTTTTCAGAAAAAAGAGAAAACACCCGCGTTCTCGCACCTACATACCTGCGATGTTTGGGGATGTCGCTTCCTTTTCTGGCGGGTGACTTTCGTGCCGTGCGTACAAATGCTTCCATCTGCTACTAGCCAACCGTTCGTGTAGCCTGTTTCACTCGCCGCCTTATCACATGCCTGTGTAGGCGACGGCTGGCTTTGCTGCCAGCAATTAGTGGGGTATCTGCTGTCTGCGGCGGTTACTCAACCGCCTAGAAAGAGACTTCGGCATTCACGATGCCTTGTCTAGAGCGTTCCCGCCTTCTTGTTCGGAAGGAAAGGGCGCAATGTCTTTTCCGCTTGCTACAATCTTCTCTAGGGAGTTAGGGCAGACCCGTTGTTCGAGTTCGAGTTCGACACACCGTTGTTCGAGTTCAGACACGAAACACCGACATTGGAGCCGTTGTTCGCACTACCCACCACGACGGGGATTACAGCAGTACCTTCTCATTATTCCCCCAGCCCCTCGCTCTCTCGAAAGCTCTACAATACCATCTTTGGGCAAGGCGGGGGATGCACCGCCTTTTCGGGCGGCCCGATTTCGATTTTGTGCAGCCCATGGCTGCTTCGGTTTCGATTTAGGCGGCTTGCAGCCGCCCGATTGCGCTCACCCGATTACACGACCACCGTACCATCGGTTAGCGTATCAGTCGGATCATCGGAAGCGAGGGCAGACCCGTTGGACGAGTACGAGTACGACACACCGTTGTCCGAGTACAGACACGAAACACCGACATTGGAGCCGTTGTACGCACTACCCACCACGACGGGGATGTAGTTGGTTGTCTGGCTGTCTGCTCTATAATAGTAGTCACACAAGCCCTTTGTGTCGCTACCGCCCACCTGGGTCACGAACATCGTGTCCTCGAAGTTCTCCAATATCCAGCCTTCCTTGGTGCAGGCATCGCAGAGATATTGGTGGCTGTCGTCGGTAGCCTCCCAGGTGGCGCAGGTGTTGATGTCCTTCGCCACATACCATTTGTCCGCCTTCTTCAGCGCACCCGAGCAGCGCAGCCACCATGGACCCGCCAAGAACCCCTCAGCCCAGAGAAACTTGTAGGGCTTGTATTTCTGTGTGGTTCCGTCCTTATAGGTAAAAGTTTGCTCGGCGAGCTGTCCCTCCATGCCCTTGATGCTGGTGGTCACGCCGTTGATGTAAGGCTGCGCCACGCCAGTCTTTCCGCTTTCGGCGTTGGGCGTCGCACTCCACTTATTCCAGTCGAAGCCCGTAATTCCGTAGAAAGACTGGCAGTTGTAGCTACGCTTCCACATGAAGAACATCTTGCGGTACTCGTTGAAGTCCTGTATGGCGATGGCCCTGAAGTTGTCGCCCATGTTCTTGGCATACTCGTGATATTGCTGGATGTTGTAGTTCTGCGTAGCCCACTTGTTGGCATTCGAGGTGAGAATCTTCTTGCCTCCCTGCTCCTCCACCTCTCCGGCGAACATCGGGAAGAAGCGACGTCGAATGTACTTGTAGCCCTTCACGGGATAGACGGAATACTTCTCTATCTTCGTGTTGGTCACAGCGTCGTACTCATACTTGCGGTAATATCCGCCCAGCCGCACCATGCAAGGCATAGAGTAGTCGTCGAGCGTTGCGGCGAGACCGTCGATGGTCTTGGTGGTGTCGTTGCCGTTCAGATAAGCCACGATGTTGCTGTTGCGGTCTATGAGGCAAGGGAAGAAGAGCGCAAAGATGCGGCTCATCATCCCCAGGTTGTCGGTGGCCACCACCGTGGCACTCTCCTGCGCCGCAAATCGCTTGATGGTGATGCGGTTCAGCGGAACGTCGGGATAGACACCCGCTTGGTTAGGCGCAGCGGCGGCGATGTCCGCCAGGCTGCACTGCTTGATGGCACCGTCCTGCGCCACCAGCAAGGTCTCGTCTCCGTTGAGGAGCGAGGCCTTAGGGTAATCAGTAAACTTTGTCATTTCTAGAAATCTTTTAATTTATTTTTACTTGATGAATTTGTTTCGTTTTCTAGCAGCCTATCTCGCCGTCGTTCTCGTCCGTGATGGTGCTGCCGTCTCCGTCGGTCAGGGCTTCCGCCTCCTTGGCGTGGATGGTCACGACGCGAGCCGCGCCCGAAGCCAAGGTAGGTATCACCTTCACGATGATGTCGCCAGCCTCCGATGTCTTCACGGTTCCGTCGGCATCCACGAGGGCGTTGCCGCTGTATATCTGATATACCATCGAGCGGTTGGCGGTGGAGGGCTGCACGTCCATGGGGGCTACGCTCACCGTCGCCCCCGCCAATACCGTCACCTCCTCTACGGTGCAGATGCGGGCGGGCACACTCGCCATCGGGGCTATGCTGCCCTGCTGCTGGATGGCGGCTATCAGCCTGTCCAGCTCGGCGCTCTTGGCTTGTATGCCGTCGTAGAGGGTCTGGAAGTCGGCGGCTCGGCTCTTCTCTCCAGCCTTGCGCTCCTTCTCGGCTTGCTCTCGCTCGGTCTCGTGCGAGCCTCGGCTGGTCTCGTTCTGCGCCCTTGCGTTCTCAGCGTCGGCTCGCGCCTTCTCCGCCGAAGCCCTTGCTTCCTCGGCCTTTGCCCTCGTGGTCTCCGCTGTCTGTCTAGCTGTCTCCGCCGTCTGTGCGCTCACCGAGGGCTTCAGGTCTAGCCACACCCTCCAGCCCGCCGAGTCCTCGTCGGGGTTGGCGGTGTTGCCGTCCTTCAGCGAGGCATACACACCCTTGCTGGTGTGTACGATGTCGTTCTCGTCGTAGCCCTTCACGGTCTCCCCAGAGTCAGCATCCACGAAGCTGTAGCCGCTCTGCCAGTCGCCCTTGTCGGTGAAGGCGACGCTGCCCAGGGTAATGATGTTTGTGTTGTCTGCCATAATCCTTTATACTTTAATGATAAGTTTATTTCTGCGCCTCACCACGTGGTTGCCCACGTTGCTGCTGTTGTCCACGAGCAGGAGCTTGTTCCTGCGCTGCTGGAAGCTGGGGTACATCATTCCGCCTCGGGCGATGATGCCAGTGTCCTCGTATTCCTTGGTCTCCACGTTCCACTTCCACCAGTTGCCGTTGTCGCCCATCTTCGTCGGGTGCTCGTTCAGCTCCTTGGCGAGGTCGGTCTGCGTCTTCGAGCTGGCGATGGTGGTCTTGATGTCCGTCTCTCGCTTCTGTTCTGCCGATGCTCGGCTGCTTTCCGCCGTCACCCTTGCGCTTTCCGCCGCCACACGCTTCTTCTCGGCTTCCACCCTCGCCGTCTCTTGCGATTGTCGGGTGGTCTCCTGCGCTTGCCGGGTGGTCTCGCTTTTACCTCGGGCGGTCTCGGCGTTCGCCCTTGCCGTCTCGGCATTAGCCCTTGCCGTCTCGGCGGAGACTCGCTTTTTCTCAGCGTCGCCCCTCGCCGTCTCAGCATTAGCCCTTACTTCCTCAGCCTTTGCCCTTGCCGTCTCCGCCGTCTGCCTTGCCGTCTCGTTCTTCTCGATGTCGGTCTTCGCTGCCAAGGTGTCGGCGGTGGCTTTCTTGGCAGCGTCGGTCTGCGTCTTCGATGCCGATACCGCTTCGTCCACCTCCTTCTTCTTCGTTTCCAAGTCAGCCCTTGCCTTGTCGGCGTTGGCGGCTGCCGTGTTGGCGGTCTCGGCGGCTGCGTTGGCGGCTTTGGTCGCCTCCTTCGTCTTCTCCACCGCAGCGTCCGCATCCTTGGTGAAGAGCTTCATCGGCACAATCACCTGCTTTCTCGTGCCCGCTCCGTCGTCGAAGAGGGCGGGCACGGTGGAGATGTGCTCCAGGCTCGTGGCGAGCGCACACTCGAATATGTTCTTCGAGCGGCGTGCCAGGTAGTCGTTGAAATGCGGCATCAGGGCGGCGCATATCGTGCTCCAGTCAGAGTTCTTGATAGCCTCCTCGATGCTGCTGTTTGTCGTTGTGTCTGCCATAAGCTTATTTGTCTTTTATATGTTTTTTACGAATCCCTAGAGCATTGTATGTACCAGTAGTCACCGCCGAAAAAGCAGTCCACCCACTCGTGCACAGAGCTGGATAGCCACGACGATACAGGGGTGCTGTTATTCACTCGCCTGATAATTGCGCTTTCCGCTTTGAAGGTAACGTTGCCGCCACACCTGATGAAGCGGTAGTTACACCCTGTGGCTACCGAGCTTGCTCTTGGTAGGTTGACGGTTATCGCCGATGTATTGGCACATATAATGGTACTGCCCGATGGATAGCGGCTTTCGCTCATTGCCGTATTGGTGGAAATTCTATCTACGCTAGGTCTATAGCCCTCAACGCAGCCTGCTTCTATTTTTAGCGCGGTATGTAAATGACTAGCGGCTTCCAGGATAAGGGCTACGGCATCCATATTGCCTCCTGCCTGGTTGCTTGCCGATATGCGTACCGCTCCATCTGGGCAATCCACGCCATGAATGTCCATAATCGGCTTATAGGGAGATTTGATGTTTACTTTGAAGTAATAATCATAACTACCCCAGCCGGCATCTGAAGTCTGGTTATAGAATACCATGCCATCGTCGCTAATCGACATTCCTCCATTCGTAAGGCTGCCGTCGGAGTTAATTGTAAGGGTGCCTATCTTTCCGCTCGTCGCCGTCACCTTGCCTGTCATCGACACGTTTCCGTTCTTGTCGAGGGTGAAGTTTCCACTATTGATGACGATGGTTCCTGCGGTGAAGTCCATGTATTGGCTCGCCGACAGTTCGATTTGCCTAGCCTTGATTTTGGCTTTCGCCACGCCGTCCTCTATCATGGTGGAGATTTCCGCCCTTTCCACTATCTTGCCCGCAGCGTCTGTAATCTTCGATTCCAGGGTGGTCTTATCGGACTCTACCAGCAATCCGCTCTTATTGATATTGGTCACGTTCCCGTTTTTATCTAGGGTTACTTTCTTGGCGAAGAGGTCGGCGAAGTAGGCTCCGACGGTCATTCCGCTACATTGCACCAGGTTGCCGCTCGAATCGAAACGCCCGGCGGCTGCGTTCCAGCTCCCAGCTTTTTGCGAAACCGTGGATACTGTGTCACTTAGCTCGGTAACATCTTCCCATCCCAGGTTGTAGAACCTATAGGTATGACCTTTCTTGTAGCCGTCCTTGTCGGAAGTACAGTACCATATCGCCCCGGAGTGTCTCTGTCGTTCCGCTGTCGATGAAGCCTTAAATGTGAAGGCGGGCACGGTTGCCTGTTCATAATATTCGCCGCATCCAGCGGCTATGCGGTCATTTGCCGACTTGATGGCTTCGTTCTTGGCGTTGGTAATGGAAGTATTGAGGGCGGAAACCTTCGAGTTGAGGGTTGCCGTGTCGGCCTTGTTAGCTACGGTCGAGGAGATTCCGTCCACCGTCACCTTCAGCTCCGCCACCTTCTTCGTGGCTGCATCGGCTGTTCCCTGTGCGCCATCCGCCGAGGCCTGCGCATTGTCTGCCGAGGTCTGTGCCTCGGCTACCTTCAGGGAGATGCTCTTCGCAGTCTGGTCGATTTTCGAGTTGCAATCGGAAATCTTGCCGTCGGCATCCTTCTTGTTGGCAGTAACGGTCGAGGAGATTCCGTCCACCGTCACCTTCAGCTCCGCCACCTTCTTCGTGGCTGCGTCGGCTGTTCCCTGTGCGCCATCCGCCGAGGTCTGCGCATTGTCCGCCGAGGTCTGCGCCTCGGCTACCTTCAGGGAGATGCTCTTCGCAGTCTGGTCGATTTTCGAGTTACAATCGGAAATCTTGCCGTCGGCATCCTTCTTGTTGGCAGCTACGGTCGAGGAAATACTGTCGGAGGTCTGCTTGATTTCCGACGATGTGTCCTCCCTATTCTTTTTGTCGGTCGTATCTACATACGAGCGAATCTCCTTCTTCTCGGCATCCAGCTCTATGCCCAGCTTCGTGGTCGAGCCATTCACCTTGTCGATATTCTCGCCCAAGAACTTGATGTTGGAGGCAGTCTGAAGTATCTGCGTGCTCACCGTCTTCGACAACTCGCTCAGAGGTTCGTCGGTGATGGAGACCAACGCAATATAGCAATCGCCCGAATATCTCAGCACAAAATCGCCTGTGCCGTTCCACTTTCCTGCCAGCTTCACGTCAATCCAATTACCCGAGTAAGCCACCTTCCCGATTGTTTTCTGCAAGGTGTTTTCCTTGCCATCCACCGCAGTGCAACCATCAAATCCATAAGTCAGCTCTCCAGCGGTTCTTGCGTACATCTTCACGTTCACATAGAGCGTGTCTTGCACGTCGGCATACCCACTGTCAGTGGCGGCGAAGCCATCGTCATCCTTGCTTCCGTCGGGCTTCACATATTCCCTGTGCGTGCCAGGCTGCTTCACGAGGGCGTTCTTCTGTCTCAGCCCGCAATTCTGCAATCTCAGCATTTGCCTGCCGTCCACCTGCTCCAGAGTTACTTTCTTGTCGCCGCTCACGGTCAGCGTGCCATTTACTATATAAGGGTTACCCAGGGCGTCCACCCATACCTCCGTCTCGTCGTCGCCGTCGATGTCCCATCCACTGATGACGGGGGTGTCGCCATCAGTCACCTGCTCCAGAAACTGACCGTTCTCCAGGTAGTTCTCACCGTTGGTCAGCTCGTAGCTCGTCTTTTGAAACCTTGAGGAAAACATGTTCTCCAGCACCTGAAACTTTGTGTCGATGTTCTCGCCTGTGCGTCGCAACACAAAGTCGCCCACCGCATAGAGATTATTGAGATACTCGCCGAAGCCAGAAAGCTTGCCGAAGAGTGGATGCACGATGCCCCGAAGGTTGCCCAGCCTGCCTTTCAGAGCATTGTTAGGGTCGGTCTTCAAACCATAGATGACATCCATGTAGGGCGTGTCGCTGCCCACCGTCATCATCTGGATGATGCCCTTGCGCTCAGGGTCAGACACGTTGTCCACTCTCACGAAAGTGTCTCGCTTGGTGATGATTTGCTCGGGCGTAGCACCATCCACAGAGCAGGTGAAGTTCCTGAATTTCACCCAAGCCAGCATCTTCTCACCCTCGCCTTCGCTGCCTACTTCGGTGATAAGCATCTCATAACGCTTCGTCACATAATGTTTATTTTCTTCCGTAGGCATACCATTGTATTGCTGCACCATTACGTAATCGTCCTTGCGGAATGGATTGTACATTCTGCCATTCTTGGTGTCGAGATAGACCTTGCCCGATCTTGGGTCATAGTGATCCACCTCCAGCATGGCGGTGAAGATGCGGTTGTCGTTCTCGCCCAGAAGCTGAGACACAATCATCTCAAAGATGCGCATAGTGCCACGTACAATGAGGTTGTCTAGCTCTAGATTATACTGGTTCTCCTGCACCCCTGCGGCATTGGTAATAGGTCGGTTTGTTAATCGCCAACCTTTGCCACCTAGGAAGCCAGAGATAAAGTCAGGAGAACCTAGGTCGCCATCGAAGTTGGAGTCTCCCTTCACATGTAACAGCTTAACGACGGCTTCCACAGTTGCCTCCAGTCTTTTGGTCACCATATCGTCGGCCGTGACATCCCCTGCTGTGATAGTCTTCGCCGTGACATCCCCTGCTGCGATGGTCTCTGCCGTGACATCCCCTGCTGCGATGGTC